TACGCTGCCTCGACCTCAGATTCAAAGCAAGACCATTACAGGCATGTAGCAACATTGACCCTGACCAATGGAACACAGGAAAAAGATGGCAATACTTTCATAGATACGATAAGTGCAGTAAGTCAATGGCTGACGAATAAGGGCGCAGTAAGCCCAGCTGACAATACTTTTGCAAGTTTCGCTATGAACTTTCATGGCCATAGCCATATCCTTGCGATAGCGAGTACACTTGGAAGTGTAACTTTAGGTATGGAGTATAAGAAAGTATGAACGAAGTCTATTTCAATTACGCAACAGGAAATACATTGTACTTTTGTTCGTTTAAGGACGATGGCAATGTCCAGCTTACTGGCGGTGTTACAGACGAAGTGTGGGGCACTGGCGGGCGTGACGCAGACGATTATGATGAAACAATGACTGAAGATGGCGTTGGCGGTCATTACGTTGGGAGTTTTGTCACTTCTGGCGGGGCTGGCGTTTATCGAGTTACAGTTTACTTACAGTCCGGTGCAAGCCCTGACGATACAGACACGGCAATGGCACAGGGCGAGATTTACTGGGACGGGTCAAAAGAGGTCAATACGCTTACAGAATTAGAATCTTGGTTAAAGAATTAGGTAATACTATGGAAAAACAAAAACATAAACCTCAAGAGCAGACTCTAACCGATGAGATGGCGGAAAAACTGATAAGCAGAATAATCGTCAAAGACGGCGGGCTATTCCTCGCCGGCGAAGGCGGTGGCCCGCTGGAAGTTCTTGCTCAGGGCGATATTGGCCCACAAGGACTAAAAGGACCAAAAGGCGACGAAGGGGATAAGGGTCCGTCAGGCAAAACAGGCAGACCCGGAGACCCCGGCCCGATGGGAGCCGTCGGAGAGAAAGGCAACAGGGGCGAGAAGGGACTCGCAGGCCCGGCAGGGGAGCAAGGCAAGAAAGGAGACTCTGCTATAGGCATCCAAGGAGCAAGGGGCACACAGGGCGACAGAGGCTCACAGGGAGTACCTGGTGATACAGGGTCAAGAGGGTCAACTGGTTTACAGGGAGAACCCGGAAAGATTGGTGATGTCGGCCCAGCCGGTATGAGTGGCAAGAGCATACACGGCCCGAAAGGCGACAAGGGCGACCCCGGAATAATGCCACGTGAGATTATCGGTATAATCAACAGACTTAAAAAGCTGGAAGGAGCGAAATAATGACAGGCAGACCCAGTGGAAAAACAGATCCGCCAGCGACCCCAGACCCATCGCCAACTCCGATAGCTGGCAGGGAAGAAGAAGAGGCCAAGAAGAAGGCTCGGAGACGTGGGGGTCGTTCCGGCAGAGAGTCTACGATACTTGCCGGAAAATTCAACCAGCAAAGTGGCGGTAATAATATATTAAATACAAGCTTAGGCGGACAGGGATAAAATGGCTGCAACAGCTAAAGACCATATCGAGAGAATGAAGAAACTCGAAACTGATAGAGCGAACTTCGACGAACAGTACCAGGATTGCGCCGATTATGCTATGCCTAATAATAGCCAGATAATATCTGAGCGGTCTGACGGCGAAGTATTGAGAGACCTATTCGACACCACTGCCGAGGAGTCTAATATCCAGCTTGCATCCGGGTTATATTCGTTCCTGTTCCCAACAGAAACCCGTGCGTTTGCTCTTGAGGTCGATGACAAAGAGTTGCAGGAAAGCGACGATGTAAAACAATGGCTTGACGATACCACCAAGACGATACATAAGTACCTTATTGGCAGTACGTTTAGAGAGGCGTTCTTTGAGTATTTAAAATCGTTAGGCTGTTTTGGCACAGGGTGTCTTTATGAAGAAAAGGGCAAGAAAGTAGTCATTGTCTTCATAAACTACTTCATGCGAGACATTTATATTGTCAGGAACTCTGACGGCGATGTTGACACGGTGTACCGAAGATTCAAGTTTTCTGCTCGTCAGGCAGCCCAGGAGTTTGGAATTGAAAATCTTGGCGAGAAGATTAAGACTGCGTTTGATAGCGTTGTCGATATGGATAAGAAATTTGAGTTTCTCCATGTTGTACAACCCAGAGAGGAACGCGATACTAATGCAGACGACCCGCTGAATATGCCTTTTGAAAGTATTTATATCTCACGAGACGAAACGGCTTTTGTAAAAGGTGCTGAAAGTGGGTACGAAGAATTTCCTTACCAGGTGAGCGTATTCGATAAAGACTCCCTGGAGGATTATGGCCGAAGTCCGACAATGAAGAAGTTGCCTGATATTAGGATGGCTAACGAACTCAAGCGAATCAGGATTAAGGGTTGGGATAAGATGGTTGACCCGACCATGCTCGTAAAAGACGATGGTTCGGTATGGCCTCTTACTACGAAGCCCGGTGGAGTTGTTTTCTATCGCGACGAACCTCCTATATGGTGGGAATTTAAAGGCAATCTAGCTGAGATCAACAATGCAATCACCGAGACAAAAGAGGAGGTCCAGAAGGGTTACTTCGTTGACATGTTCGACCCGCTCATTGACCGTAAGAATATGACGGCTACCGAGATCATGGCGAGGGTTGAGCAGAAGTTAAGATTCCTCACCCCGATAATCGGCAGGCTTCAAAGCGGATTGTTTAATCCGATGATAAATCGGGTGATAGGCATTTTGGGAAGACAGGGCAAGTTGAGTGAAATGCCTGACGAACTGTCGGAAGCAGACTTCAGCATAATGTATCTTGGCAGACTTGCCCTTGCACTTAGGACTATTGAGACCGAGGGATTAACCAAGACACTTGCGGACTGGGCACCGATGGTCGATATGAATATCCTTGACTGGCTTGATAACATTAAGCAAGACGTAGCGTTCAGGGACTCGGCGAGAAATAACGGCGTACCTGCTACATGGTTAAATAGCGACGACGAAGTTAAGGTTATACGAGATGAAAGGAAAGCCAAAGAAGACGCACAGGCACAACTAGCCGCTGCGGAACAGGCAGCAAAGGCGGCAAAACTTGGCAGCAGTAAACCGGAAGAAGGTTCACCGACCGCAGAGGCAATGGAAAATTTAGGATAAAGAAATGGAACACTTTAAAAGTTTAAGCGCAGAAGACAAAGAAGCAGAGCGAGATGCTCAGCTGCGGTCAATAGAACAGACTGCCCGTATACAGAGATTATTCAAAGGAGACGACGGCAAGCTCGGCCTAGAAGCAATCGACGGTATAACAGGGTACAGAGAAAATAAGTTTGACATCGACCCATACAAACACGCGTATAGCGCAGGAATGAGAGCCGTTTCGGTTATCCTGCGACATTTAATTGAAAGAGATGTTAAGGAAGCAAGAAAAGTTATGGACGAAAGGAAAGAGAAATGAGTAGACGAGAAGAATGTAGAGGTTGTGGTGCTAAACTAAAGCACGATAAGACCAGTGACCAGTACGACCCTGAATATTGTTCGGGTAAGTGCCGTAAAGGCGACGGCGCAGAGCCATACGTCAAGACACCAGAAGAGCAAGCCGCAGTCATTAAGGTCGTATCTAAAACAAGACCGGCTACCCTTGAGGACTACGAGAAAAATGTCCCAAGTAAGTATGCTCGTAGGTTTGAGCCGGAAAAACTAAATTGGTCAAAGAATGTAATGAACGAGGGCGAACTAAAACAGGCTGGGTTCAGGGCTAACCGTGAGCCGATTCCAGGTGACTGGGATTACGGAACAGGAGAAGCAAGAGAGTTGCCAGACGCTCCTAAAGAGCCGACTGAATACGAGCTATTGAAAGAGAAAGCTAAGGTTCTTGATATAAAGATTTTCGGCAAGACCAAAGAAGTCCTTGCTGCTGAGATAGCAGAAAAGGAGGCCGAAAATGCGTAATTATTTCAAAAGAGGCTTCCTGCCATTATATTGCTTAGATGGTGACGGCGGAGATGGCGGTGGTGATGGCGGCGGAGGCGGCGGAGACGCTGGTTTCGTAGGCTCTGACGGCACATTCAATGAAGGATGGGCCAGCGGCGAAGCGTTCAAGGAAAACTCAGAAACCCTGTCGAGATTCAAGAACGTAACCGATATGGCTAATTCGTATATGGACTTACGAAAGAAGTCCAGCAAGAACCCTGACTTGATGGTAGAGATACCGGGTGAAAACTCGTCTGACGAAACCAAATCGGCATGGAGCAAAGCTAATGGTGTGCCAGAGTCGGTAGACGGATACGAGTATAATTACTCCGAAGATTTCGCCACAAAACTTGGCCCGCTTGACGATACTAAAATGGCAGCGATAAAAGAGTTCGCACATAAGGAATTAGGGTTATCTCCGGCTAAATACCAGAAGCTACTCGACTTCTATCACACGAACGCAGCATCAGGGATTGATACATCGGAAGCTGCTCTGGCAGAAATGACAAACCAGAGATTTGAAGATGGTACGGCTGTACTTGAAGGCCAGTGGCTTGAGGGTAAAGATGAACGAACCGCCGCTGCCTTAGCGCATCTCCAGAAGTATGGAGAGATCGAGATAAAAGGCAAAGATGGCGAGATGATAAATCCGCTGACAAAGCTGTTTGAAGAAGCCCCGCAGCTAAAACAGTCGCCGTGGCTGACTATGATAATGGACAACATGGCACAGAAGATGGGCGAAGCTGGACGTAAGGGTGGAGGTGATACTGGGGCATTGTCGCTAGACGGCATAAACTCCCAGATAACTGACATTCGCGCCAAGCAAAAAGTAATAAGAGATGCAAACCCTGTGAA